TGTTTGTGTTGAAGCACACAGTTGTTTGGATGCATTACCTTTGCAAGACAGAATACGATCTATAGGATCAGCCAAAGGTGCAGTTGATCTTTCCAGTACCACTGTGATAGAAGGAACAAGTTTTACGGTAAGTTAGCCTGCAATAAATATCTTTATGCAGTACTACACAGGGTTCACACTAGTAGATATAACCAATACCGGAGTAACACGTAGTCGCCCTGGGAATGAACACGAGCGCAATCAACAGCGCAACTGGGAAACACTGATACAAGTTCTCAGTCTTAGAACTCAACCGCTTGAAATAAATGGTCCCATTGACAGTGGCTACGAGCTAACTGGTGACAGTATATTCGGCGAAATGTACGAAGGATTACAAACTGTTTGGTATTTTAGTTTTGGTGTAGAAGCACACAGCGTTTTTACTAAAGGCAAAGACATTGTTGGTTTGTTGTATGACGACTTTGCAGAAGTACCAATAATACAAGGACTTGACGAAACAGCAAAGTTCATGTTGCCCATTTTTTACCCACATGGAGCAATTAAAAACATACACTTTATTGATCAGCGTATAACTTTATAAATATAACATTAACGGCTCCTTTAAATACACACTTTATGGCATATATCAATCAAATTACAGAACCCTGTACTACTAACATTTACATACGGAAGCAGAAATGGCACAAAGTGAAAGAAGAGATCTTGAGGCGCACGTTGACTTATGCGCTGAAAGGTACAAAACGTTGCACAAAAAACTAGATAAACTTGACGACCGACTTACTGGTGTGGAAGAGCATATCATATACATACGAGCGAAAATGTCTGAATTTAAAACATTGGGCGAAGTAGCCAGTAATGAATCTAATAAAACATTGATTGGTGTAATGACTGCTGTGGGTGCGGCACTGCTCGCAGGTTTAATTGCCACTATTGTTCAATTAACCATAAATTAATATGAAGATTGTAGAATTAGTAAATAAAGTAAGCCTGCCTATTACAAACGAAGAGTCGGATGTGTTAGGACAATTCCAGGAAAAACCTGTAATTAGAAAAGCTGAACTAAACGAACGAGAACAAGCATTAGCAAACTCACTTGTTAATAAAGATATATTACTAAGACAAACAAATGAAGAAGGCAAGATCATTTACAAAGCAAGAAAAGGAATTGCGTGATATAGTACTCAACCTGGGAGTTGCATATATCAAACGATTCACAAACAATCAACTTAACACATTTAGAAACAAACCTGTAGTTATTCCAGTTAGTAATTACAGGTTTTTTGTTGGGCCGTACGTAGTTAACGGCGTACATAAAGACTGTTGGGAAGTATCTAGGGATGGGCAGTATGTACACAACTTCTTGTCGAGATTGAATGCAATTCTATACTGCTTAACTTGTGTTAGGAATTATTATTGGCAAAGTCGTGACATACTCGAATGGGATAATAAATTAGGACACTTGAATTTAGATTTACAATATTATACAAGAAGCATGAAATCGGCGCAGAACACCAATGATCGCGAAAGAAAAGAAATAATGTTAAATAGATATATTGATGCTAAACTGCGGCAAAAGCAAGCCACGGACAAATTGAATAAAACAATAAAGTCGGCTAAATACATTAACTTTGGGAATATGAACAATGAGACTAACTGAAATGAACACCAAGCCTTCGGCTACTAAAATTAATAAAGTTATGGAAAGCCGCTTCGGCAATAAAATTGACTACAGCAAACTAGACTTTGGTAAAGCATACGGTCTTGCTAATGCTCTAACAGAAAGCCTTGACAAAATTAAAAACAGTCACGGTATACACAAAGCAGAAAAAAATCCAAAATACATGCACCTTTTGATGGTACGTGAGGGCATTCACAAGTGGATGGTTGAGAACAAACAACAACTAATCCAAGAAAGTGAAATGGGTCGTAGCCAGGCTATACTAGCCGCTAAAGATATGGTTGATAGCGTACAGGACATGCTTGAAGATGTTAGCGAAATGGCTAACGAGCAAATGCCAGCACTACTTGACACAATCCGTGACCAAATTGGCATGTCGGAAGCAGAAAACTTCAAAGCAAGTGTTGGTGGCATACTAGAATCACTCCAAGCCGCAATCAGTTCATCACGTGAACAGATGGATATGGCAGCTCGTGCATTAGCAGGTGAACAAACAGACCAGCCAATGGACATGGGTCCAGAAGCAGATATGGCTCCTCCAGCAGAAGCAGGCGAAGTTGACATTGCTGTTGGTGACGAGTTTGATGCTACAGAACCAGCTGTAGGTGCAGACGAAGTTGGTCGCGAAAAGCGAGACTAATACATGAAAGTCAATGATATTGTTGTTGAGAATGTCATCGACGACATGCTCGAAGATGATGCAACGGATCACGAAAACGGTGCATTATTAACTATATTATCTTATCTACAAAACAGGGCGGCCGATACGCACAAACAGCCACGCATACGTGCTGATAGCTTAATTAATCTTGTGCAGGCCGCTGGCTTCCCACAGTTTAATTTTCAGACGCTAGTAAACATTGCCAAAAACAACGAAAATGCCAAAAGCCTAATTAAAGATATCAAGGACGTAACAGTTAAAAGTAAAGACAACAGGGTTACGTTAGGGCAAGGCGGCGAACTAGTAAAGTATGTGTATATTAACCCAGTAAATGATGAAGATTTGGATCTTGATACAGAACAAGATTCTGCTCCTAAAACAGCGCCTGAGAAGAAAGTTGATTCGATGGCAAAACGTGCCGCAAAAGCTCGACCTGATCTATAATACTGTACTTAAATAAAGTTGACATGTATGCACATGATAGTGTAGTATAGTACTCTTGACTGTATATTATGAAAATACTATTTTATCATTATGAAAGTAAACTAGAGGCTCATCAGTTATATGATGGGTTTAGTGTCTATGCAAAGTATACAGTTTTATATCTCAAAACATATTTAGAAATAAAAAAACCCGATATTGCATCACAAGTAGAATGGTGTATTCCTCAACAATTAAAACTTAGCGACGATGAGCTGATAGATTTAATTAATAAAGAAAAACCAGATCTGTTTTGCACGACTCATTACGTTTGGAATTATCAACTAATCTTGGCTCAGTTAGAAAGAATTAGGTATAGAGTAGATTCTAATATTCTTTTTATTACAGGTGGTCCGAGTGTAGATGTTAATATAGATCCTGATTATTTTAAGAAATATAGTTTTGTTGACTATGCGTTTTATGGCTCTGGAGAAAAAGCATTTGCAAAGTTTCTTGAATGTTTAATTGAAAATAAACCATTGGAACAGTCTGCAATAACAAACACTGCCTGGCCTGACAGCAACAGGAAAGCCATAGTGGCTGAATATGAATATGTACCTCAACTTAAGATAAGTCCATATCTGCATAATCGAGATTTCCTTAGAGAAATGACAGATAGCTTACATCAACAAAAAGTAAACTCTATTATGTCTTATGAGCTTACTCGTGGTTGTCCTTACACTTGTACGTTTTGTGATTGGAATAGTGGATTCGGAAACAAAACTACTCGGAGAAAAGAAAGTTATAAAGACGAAATTGACTTATTCCAAGAATTGGGATTGACAGGTATATTTTTGTCTGACGCAAATCTAGGGCAGTACCAAGAAGATCTAGATATGGTTAAGTATTTTGCAGGAAAAAATATTAATGAAGGTGTAGGATTCTCCTTAGATTATACAGTAAGTAAGCTAAGAAAGGAAAATAATCTTATTATTTTCCACGATATGGCCAAAGCAAATTTATGTCCTAGATTTGTTATAAGTGTGCAAGATAGTAATAGGCAGATACTAGAAAATATAGACAGACCTGATGTGGGGTGGGAAGTACATACTAGTCATATTAGAGAACTATATGAAAATTATCCACATATACCAGCTGTAATACAGTTAATACAAGGACTTCCTGGACAAACGCCAGAGTCGTGGAGGGCAACACTAGCTGAAGTAACCGCAGAAGATAACGTAACACCATTGATTTATGTAAACGAAGTGTTATCTGCAAGTCCTGCAGGTAGAAGCCAAGAATACAAAGACAAATGGCAATATGTTTACAGTTACGCAGAACGATGGGATTATATGGCTAAAGATCTCTTTCAAAGTCCCTTTGCAATGAGTTGCGTATCTTTTACAGAAAATAATTTTGTAGAAATGACACTCCTCAGTCTGATTTATTCGAGTGTAAAATATCATATAGTTAACGTTGTGGGAAGAGAATTTAGACAGGTAAAATTTAATGTAGAAAGAATTGTCGACGAGTTCATGACAAGTGACATCTACTTCAGGCTTAAAGATAATTTATTAACCAACTGGCTAGAACAAAACAAGTTCTATTGGACTGTAGATTCATCAGGAATACATGTAACGGAACCTTTTACTGCATGTTCTATGCCTCTTTGCAATCTTGTACATGATTTACGTAACCACAAGTCTTTTCTACAATGGACTATAAAAGGTTTATCTCCCACAACACAGAACAAGAAAGAGTATGCAAGATACGTATTCGATAAGATACAGGCTCAAAATGAGCAATAAAACACTATGGATCAAAACACATGATAACTGAAAGATATGAATACAAGCCAATCAACAGAGTTAATGTTGGTGGCAAGAGATATTATGCAACTCCCACAGGCAACAAGTTGCCCAGCGTAACCACAATACTGGATCGCACCAAGCCTGAAGAACAAAAGCAAGCTCTGCGCAACTGGAAGAAGCGTGTAGGTGAAAAGAAAGCACAGGAAATTGTAACTGAAGCCGCAAGTCGCGGAACACGTATGCATGCTTATCTTGAACGTTTTGTAAAAGAAGACGACTTGGGAGCATTTCCAACAAATCCATATGCGCAGACT